TGGTTGTCTAGACCATCATTATCGACCCACACCCGTTCAGTCTCTGACGCCCTACCATGAGCTTGACTATAGCGCTTTTAGGTAGTTAGCATGCGGATTGCCCAATCCTTTCCATTATTACCATACCCGAGTTCTAATTCTCGGCCAGTTGCATCTTTCGAGTGCAACCTTGGTAGGAAAGGCTCTAAGGGGGTTCCCGATCAACAAGGTNTGTNGCATTTGGTTAGCTTTGCATGTATATCGCTATTCCAAACACTAGCAGTAGGCTGCGGTGGCGAGTGCGCTATGTTTTTCCCACGATAAGTGCTCGCTTTATCGTGGACAACTGCTTTTTGGCCCCGGTTCAGTTCATAAGAATTGATCTTATGAACTTGCGTTAAGGCCACCCATGCCTGACATAACTCTGAGGACATTGTACGAAACTGCATAGATCTTCGCCTTGCCCGCAGTCACACCGGTGGTGGTCAGCTGCAGAACGGCGGTGTCAATGCGCGACATGTTCAGGGTGCCGGAGGGCTGGTGCTCCTCGGGCTTCAGCGCGAACGAGTACACGTTGATGCCCTTGTTGGAGGGCACGCGCTCGTGGTGCTGGAACGGCTGCACCAGGTTGAAGTAGCGGCCGGCGCGCTCGGCAAACCGGTCGTGGCCGTTCAGCTGCAGCTTCGCCATGGACACGTTGTTGATGCCGTTGACACCGGCGGTGCTGAAGTTGGTCCAGTCGTTGCTGCCGGCGAACTCCAGAACAGCGTCGCGCTGCACAACGAACACCAGCTCCTTTACTGGGTGGTTGAACGAGAGCTTAGGGCGCGTCTGGTTACCAGTTACCGACTCCTCGCCTGTGAACTGAAGCTGCTCGATCAGCATCTCGTGGGAGAGCTGGGCGAAGCGGCGGCGCTCGTCCGTATCAAGGAATATATAATCAACCCACAGGGTGGCGTCCTTCAGGTCCGCGCCAGGGGCGGCCAGGGTCTTGGTCATGTTGGTCGCGAGCTCGAAGTCAATGTTGATCTTGACCTCGTGGTACTGCAGGGCAATCAGGGGCAGGGCTAGGCCGACATTGCGGCAGAACCAGAACTCCAGGGGCACGTACACGGTAGTCTCGACGGAGTCAACGCCCAGGTCGGCGGCAACCATCTGGCGGTAGCCGGTATCCTTGCCGGAGGGCAGGGACAGCTCGTTCCAGATGTACATCCACTCCGAGTAGTGCTTGTCAATGCGCTGGCCACCAATCTCGATCTCAACGGCCTTAATCAGACGCAGACCGGCGTAGTCGACGTACTCAAGGCCACCGGTCAGAGCCGGCAGCTTCGCCTGCAGGTAAACGCGGTGGATCAGATCACCGTTGCGGGAGATCTGGCAAGTCACGCGCTTGCCGAAGCCCGGAGAGCCGTTGAAGGTCTGCTCGATGGACTCGATGGAGAAGTTAGTGTGGCGGCGGTAGACGACCTTGAAGAAGGTGATCTGGGGGTTGCCCGTCAGGTAAACGTCTTGCGCGCCGTAGGCAACTAGCTGAAGGAGTCCGCCACCCATTGTTCTTTGGATACAATTACCCAAGAAAATTATTTCATATCGCCAAAATTATCGCCAAACGCGTTTTCCGCGGTTTCGGGTCTAAACCTATATAAGGGAGGCACCCTCATTGATTGTACGTATGTTCAAAGAGAAAACATCTCGTAAGCGACTCGCCACAAACCAAAACGCAAAGGATGCCGCGACCCTCGATGCCCGCCATCAGCAAATGCTCAACTCGTTTGTCACGCAAAATGACCGCCTTGCACAGCTTTACATCGATGATGCTGCTCTTGCAGCCAAATCTGCCACCCTCATGTCCCACATCCAGCACTTGCGTACCACCGGCGCCATTCACACCGCAGAATACCATCACACTTGGAGAGAAAGTCTCGAATGCACAGAGAAGCACGACGAACTCCGCAAGGAGATCACACGGCTCGAGCATTGCACTGACGAAATCGAATATCTTGAAAACACCGCATCTATTCTCTTTCAATACTACGAGCTTGTTGAGAAGCAAGCTGACGGCTCCCAAGCGCAAATTCATTCCGTTGTCCCACCGCCATCCACCAAGGTCAAGGGCCGGCGAAAGGCGCTCCCTGTTGCATCAAAGACCATATTGGAAGCGCTCCATCTAGTTCCTCCGACTACACCGGCAACAGCGGCAGAGGATCAAACCCCGATCTCAAACAAGTCTGTATTGGTCGATGCTTACCTCGCGGCAACGGATCCGACGTATCTCCCCGAGTTTATCATGCCCGACGTCGAGTTTACCGAGCAATGCCCCGAATGCGCGAATGCGCTCATATGCGTTCAGCAAGAGGGCATCATGGTATGCACCGGGTGCGGATGCCAACAACAACTCATCGTGGAACAAAACCGCCCACTTCTCCGGGTTCCGTCGTCGAAGGAGGCATCGCATTTGTCATACAAGCGCATCAACCACTTTAAGGAATGGTGTGCGCAAGTGCAAGGCAAGGAGAGCACCGACATTCCGGAGGAAGTGTTCGAAGTGGTGCTTGCCGAGATCAAAAAGGAAAAGATTGTCAACTCCAAGGGCATTACGTATCAGAAGATGCGCGAGATCCTCAAGAAGTTGGGCATCAACAAGTACTACGAGCACATCTATTACATCATCTACCGGATCAATGGGGTTCCGCCGCCGCATTTTACACCGGAGATCGAAGAAAAACTATGCAACATGTTCAAAGATATTCAAGGACCCTTTTTGAAATTTTGCCCGCTAGGCCGTAAGAACTTCTTATCGTATAGCTATGTGCTGTACAAGTTCATGGAGATCCTAGGATTCAAAGAATGCTTGAAACTCTTTCCGCTGCTCAAGGCGCGGTCGAAGCTCTTTGTGCAAGACATGGTGTGGAAGAACATCACGGCCGAACTCAAGTGGCCGTATTACTCGACCGTCTAGGAGACTAAAGTCTCTTAGAAGCCGCCGAGCAGGGAGGCACCGCTGACAATGCCAACACCAAAGCGAGAGGCGCTGCCGGTGGCCGGGGCAACTAGGTCCAGGATGGCGAAGACGGACGCGGCAGTCAGGGCCAGCAGGATGACCTCTTGAGTGGACAGACTCTTCGATGGAAGGATAGAGGCAACGATGCCGATCACCAGACCTTCAGTGAGGTACTTTACGATGCGGGTGAACATTTCTTGAGTATTGAACGTGTATTCCATTCTTGATATTGGATTCTAGTTTTACAATAGAAAAAAGATATTGGCCGAAACGGATATAAAGACAAGGATCATTCATACTTTAGAAATGGCGACTCCTTCAGCGACCCCGACGGTCATCCCGACATCCGAGAAGGATTACCTTACTGAGGACCCTGAGCTACGCGGCCAGAAGTATGTTTGCCTATCCTTTCTATCACCGGAGGACATTCTAGCGAACAAGGATGTCTTTTACTTCGAGCGGTACGTGGCGGATTACGCGAAGAACATGGAGACCCTGTTTGCAGGACTAAAGAACAAGTTTGGCGAGGAGGCCAAGGCGATGAGCGCCGTGATCGACAGCCTTACTCCCGAGGTTAAGGCCATTGAGGCGATCGCGGGAAACCCAGAGACGGACACGGCCCCCGAGACTGTTGAGAGCATGCTGCTTGCGGCGCGCGACAAGAACAATGCGGCAATTGAGATGCTTAACACCATTCGCGATCTGAACATGAGCTTCTTCGATTCGGGTCGTCTTCAGGATGATTTCCGATTCTTCCGAAACCAGAATTCGGACGAACTAGAACGCGAATTTCACGAGCTCAACGCATTCCGTACCACGGTGCGCGGCATCAAGGTTCGCGGTGTTTATGAGACAGTTGTAGAGGCACAGGGTCGCTGCGAATACCTTAAGAAACAAGGGGATAAATTTAACATCTATATTGGAACAGTGGGATGCTGGTGTCCTTGGAACCCCTCTCCTGATCAGATGGATTCCAAGTTCGATGAGGACCACCTAAATACTCTCATGTCCAAGAATGTCGAAAGTATGAGCATTCAAGATCAGACCTTTGAGAAACGGAAAATTGATGCTGTTATGGCTTCTGTCGCACCATCTACCTCGGCGGCCGCATCGGACCTACCCTCGGCCGCATCGGACCTACCCTCGGCCGTATCGGACCCCGTCCCGGAATAAAATATGTATGCGCACACGATAGAGCCGGGATCGCACCCATGAAGTCCATTGCAGTTTTTCTTTTATTCGTCGGCATGTTCATGCTTACCCAAGGTTTTTATGACCAAAAGATGGCCAAGTGCCCGACGCCGAAAGTAGTCGTAAAGTTTATTCCGCGAACTCTATACGAAGAACAAATGTCGGACGAATCTCGTGTGTCACAGCAGTTCAAAACG